GTATTATGAAAACGTTGAATACATGAATGCACGACGTGGACAAGAACAAGTCAGCATCGAAGCTTAATAACTTTCCTCCTGTCTTGTGGTTGAATCTGGATCGTTACCCAGATCGCCGCAAGTACATGGAGGAACAGTTCGAATACTGGGAGATCGAAGACCATCATCGTATTTCAGGTATTGATGGTAAAGAGGACGCTACAGATAGACTGAAGGGTAGAGTCCCTGACAATATGAACCCAGGTGAGATTGGTTGTGTGCTGACTCATCTGGAGGCACTCAAATACTTTGTCAATGAGACCGACCATGATGAAGTGATGATCATGGAAGATGACGTTGACATGAGTCTTGCAAAGCATTGGGGATTTGGATGGAGAGATATCCGTAGACGACTACCTATCAATTTTGATACTTGTCAGTTTACTATTATCAACCCACAAGGTATTCATCTGAAGTTGCACCAGAGATTTATTAATGACTTCTCTGCTGCCTGCTATCTAATCACTAGACACCACGCAGAAAAGGTGTTAAAGTTGCATCAACGTGGTGAGTTTTGGAAGATTGACCAAAACATTAAACCTCGTGCAGTGTCTGAGGATTTGATCCTAGATAGTGGCAAGGGATATTCAGTCCCAATCTTTAACTACAGACTCGACATGGGTTCTGCCATCCATGAAGAGCACATTGATATTTTTCATAAGAGTAGTCACGAAGGACTTGGTGATTACTGGAAACAAAATGGACAGGACATCAAACTGGAAGAGTTGATGGTCCTTGATGAATATGTCGGCAGACTACCACCCCAAGCATACGTACAAAATGACAGTTGAGATGAAGTTCTATGACCATGTAGGCGTTGCCGAAGGTCTTGTAAAACCTGAGTTTTGTGATACTCTTATCGCTGCTTTTGAGGATTACTATGCTCAAAAGTATGTGAAGCAGATGCCTTATCCGCTTGATTACCACGCAGATTCCAGTAACGAAGGTGAGACTCAGTTCTCTAGGGGTGGAATGGGTCGAAAGGATCATCAACTATACCTAGAGGTTTGTGATATTACTTTGGCAACTCAGGTCAACCAGGCAGTTGGTCAGGCATTTGAGATGTATGCCAAAGAGTATAAGGGTATCGTTGATGGACAGGATCCAATGTCCTCATGGACGGTGAAACTACAGAGAACTGATCCTGGTGGTGGTTATCACGTTTGGCATTGTGAGAATGGTTCATTCGCTTACCGCGATCGTGTTCTCACATGGATGATTTACCTCAATGATATTCCACCGGAGCATGGTGGTGGCACTGACTTCTATCATCAGAAGCGTACCTTCCATCCAACCAAAGGAACCGTAGTTCTTTGGCCTGCTGCTTATACTCATATGCACCGTGGTGCCTTCCTAACTGGTGAGAAGTCCAAGTACATTGCAACTGGATGGTTCTACCGTGAACCTGGTAATGTGACTAATCGCATCATCGGTGAGAAGATGGGAGAAATCCAACCAGAAGATAGGTTAAACGATTGATTATCTTTACAACAATCACTAACGCATACGACACGATACCGGATCACCACTATGATCCGGGCGTGAAGTATGTGCTTTTTTATGACAAACCAATCGAACAGAAGGGACCGTGGGAGTTCATTAAAATCCCAGAAGAAGGTCATCCTGTTCTAAAAGCATATCGTATCAGGTGTCTATCTCATCTGTGGTTTGATGAACCACATGTATGGGTGGATGCCTGTTATCGTATGGACGAAACGTTTGCTGATAGGTCACGGGATATTCTCAGCACAGGTGAGATTACACTACAGCATCACCCAGAAAAGCGTACGCTTTATGGTGAACTTATGAAGTTGCGAAATAATGGTTTTGTACCTGAGGATCGTCTTCTACAGTTTGCTGAGGATCTCCATGCTGTGGGTTATAGACCAACGATGTGGGACCAAACAATCAACTGCTGTGTGTGGCGACATAACACACCGTCAGTGACTGACTGGAATGTTGAATACTGGAGATGGTACAATAACTATAAACTATTTCATGGGTGTCAGATTACCAGTGCTATCGCAGAGCACTTGGTTTATGGTAAGAATGTTCCTCGTGTTCACATGCAAGTGGATTTGTCAAAAAGCACGAGAGTTAAACTATATGATGCGAGTTATGAACTAGATTATACTGAACCTGATAAAGCATTTAGTAAAACTTTATCAGATACCTTGGGTATAGATCTAAGATTTGAGAATAGAGATCTGGTAGAAGATTTGCCTTATAAGTCGGGGGTCGATAGTTTAATTGTATATTCTTGCATCACTAACGGATATGATGAAATTTGTGATGACAATGAATATGACCCAAATGTTACTTATGTTATGTTCCATGATGGAACAGTTGATATACCAGAACCTTGGATTGGAGTAGATGTTACGGACTATTGTGATATAGAATGTCCTAGACTATTGTCGTTTTTTCCAAAAGCAAATCCGCATTTGTTTTTTCCATACAACTCAAATACTGTGTGGGTTGATGGATGTTATAAACTTACCTTAGACTTTGTAGACAAAGCAAAGAGAATGTTCCCACATACTATTGTGAGACATCCTTTTAGACATAATTTTTATGATGAAATGCTGGAGGGATATACTAATGACTTCTTCAGTTTTATGACGGGTGTCAACCTATGCCAACATTTGAAGATGCAAGGATATAAACCAAGTAAATATAGGAGAATACAGAGCGTTGTTGTCTATCGAAGAATAACAGACGAGATTGTAAAATTTAATGAACTGTGGTGGGAGTATGGTATTCTAGGTAACCCAAGAGACAATATTGCCCACGATGTAGCACTTCAGTTCTCCAATTTGAACCCAGACTTTATTGAGAATAGACAAGATACTGGTCTACAACTTGGCGGAGACTTTAAATATGGTAGACGGAAAACTCATCCAACAGTAGAGCATAATGAAAGGAAACCGGAACGTTTTATAAACGACATCAAGAGCATTTTCAAATGATTATCTATTCATGCATCACAAACTCATACGATAGAATCCCAGATCACTACTACGATCCAGACGTTCGGTATGTGATGTTCCATGATGGGTACGTGAAGAAGGAAGGACCTTGGGAGTTCATCAAACTGGATGTTGATATTCCATGTCCTCGTAGACTGTCAGCGTTTCCGAAAATAAACCCAGACGTTTTCTTCGAGCAGGGTGAGCATACTGTATGGATTGATGCTTGCTATAAGATGACTAAGGAATTTGTTGAGTTCTCTAAGACAAAGACTGATTTTACTATTCTTAGACACCCAGACAAGTTCACTTATTATGACGAGATGCTAGAAGGATTCTTGTGTTCCTTCTACACTTGGGATGAGGGCATCAGAATCACTGAGACTCTTGCAAATGATGGGTATGACTTTAGAAAGTATCGTAGTCCTCTAGGTACGATCATCTACAGAACAATCACTCCCCAGATTAGAAAGTTTAATATGATGTGGTGGGAATATTTTGAGTTGGGACCTAACCGAGATCAGATTTCTTTGGATGCAGCACTACAGATGACAGGTATGGAACCTGATATCATTGAGGATAGAAATAGTTGTGGTATTGCTTTGGGTCATCATAATAAAGTAGGAAGACTTGGTAAGCATCCAAGGGATGGTCACCCGGATCAAGTTCTTATGAAAAAAGATTTTCTGTCTGCTCTACGAGAATTGACAGGACTATCTTACTGGTATGCCAAGCACGACCATCGTTTTATGATACAAAAAAATGCTGATATACACTTGCATTGAGAATAACTATGCTGCCTTGCCAGCAGACATGCCACCAGGGCATGAGTACATCTGCTATGGTGATGCTGAGGCAGTAGGACCATGGAAGGTATATCCTAGTAAGGATTATGGAAACCCTGTAAGAACTTCTAGGTACTATAAGATTCTGTGTCCTTTTGATGGTCCTAGTATCTACTGCGATGCTACCAAACTGAAGTTTCTTAATAGAACTTTCTTCGAGCTGAGTGAAATCATCTTTGAGAAAGACAAGATGTTTTGCTTACAGCATCCTCATAAACATTCATACCTCAATGAGTGTATGGAATATTACCGTAAAGGATGGGTGAGTTATGAGGACATCGTTAACTTCACATCTTATCTTACGATGGTTGGATTTGATTTTTCGGAATGGTTTTCCCCATTGAATACAATCTTGTGGAGAAACAACCAGGACGAATTTAATATGAAGTGGTGGGATTTGTATATGCGAGGTGGTGTAAGAGACCAACTATCATATGGTGCTGCTCTACCACTATTAAAAAAGTCTTTCATGTATGATTACAGTTTGGAGTTCCTCAACCACTGGACTGACGCTGGACGTGGGGGCAAGTGGTGGAACGTCAGGCAAGGTGACTACTCATACTCCAAACCAGATAGGGAGAAGGAACTACTCACTACACTGTGTAAGATGACAGGACTCAGTAGATTGAGGTACAAACCCTGCTGTAGAATTTAGACCTGGTATTTATACCTATTGACTTGTATAGGTGGATACGTTATACTAAATATAGTTACGAAACGTAAACAGTTCGTCACAACTCCCCGTAAACCAAGACCTATAGGGAGTATAAATCACGTCTTTCATACCCACACTGGAGGGTGGTGTGGGAATATTAAATTGTCAGTTCCC